CCACGACGAGAAGTTTGTCCCGGTCATCACGCAGGAGTCGAACGCCCTGTTCCCCGTGCTTGCCCCGGTCGGGATGTATGACGATGCGCCGGAGCCTGCTTCAATCATGCATCCGTAAACAAGCACTCCATTCGGTGCCTGTCCTGTGATGCTTGCATATCCGGTGCCATTCGAAGTACATGGAAGCAACACGGGAAACCAAACACTTGCGGTTCCGGTGAACGAGAACTGGAGGCGGAACCATCCATTTTGATACTTGGTAATAATGTTTGAGCCGCTCACTACAGTTCCAGTAGTGTTGCCCAAGGAACCATTTCCGCTCAAATCAAAGAAGGCACCGTGGATCGTTGCGCCTTGCTGGATATTCACCCAAATCCAGTTCGCTCCGTCAGCCTTTGCAAACACGGACATGGTGTAAGTCTGTGCCGTAAGCGCAAGCCCGTTGTAATAGAGAGAAGAAGCACTACTGATGCTTGTCGCGGAAAGTTTCGATCCAGAGTTGTTTACTCCGTTCGGCCCATTACCTCCAGTAAAGGTGGCTCTTGCCACAGTTCCAGCTGCAAACCACGGCGACTGATCTACCGCTTCAGAGTATTGAAGTACGTTGCTCGCGCTTCCCTCAATCAGCAACCCGCGAGCAGCCAGCGTGGTGGGGTCGTAGTCGAAGCGCGGAGCGTCAATTGCTGCGCTGGTGACGTAGCCGCTGCTGTTGATGTACGTTCCGGTCGTGCTGCGCGTGAACGTAAGGCGCGAATCGAGTACGCCTGTGGTGAAATCGAGTGACAGCGTCGAGCCGTCGCCGGAAAACAACGCCTTACGCATCATGTTCTGAATCACGGGATCACCTCTGCGTTGGTCTGTACGTCAATGTCTGCGATGAACAGGTTTTCCGTGGTCGCCGTCGGGTCAGCGAACAGCGTGATAGTGCCCCACGCGTTGCTGCCAAGCGTGGCGGTCTGTGTTGCCGTCCAGGAGCAGGTAGCAGTGCCGCCACCAGCTGAAACTACCGTCCCGGTCACGCTGATTGACACGGTGCCGACGGTCAGCCTGGCCTTGGGCGTGTAGCCGGACCAGTTGAAATTGTTCCCGCCAACTTCATGGGCATGGAAATCCAGCGTGAACGCCGATCCCGGCGTAATCACCTGCATTCCGATGTAGGTAGCGAGTTGAAGGTTTGCCATTACTCTGTACACCTCATGGGGTTCGGGCGGTCGAAGTAGTAGTAGGCAGCGCCTGCCGTGTCACGGAAGATCGTCACGTCCACGTGCGCTTCCAAATTGGTCGTGGTCCACACGGTGCCGTTCCACTTGCTGCCAACCGGCCCAATGGTGGCTGCTGGCGTGGTCAGACTCATGCCGTCCACGTTGCTGGCATCGTTGTAATACTCCCGCAGGTTCTTGCAGGTATCGGTGCTGAACCACGTATCCGTCGGCTGGGTCAGGCCACCGCTAGCTGCAGGCGGCGTCCATAGCCTCACCTGGTAGTTCCACTGATTATTCTGACCAGTGATCAGGACAGCCGATCTGACTTCGCACAGGGCACGGGTGGCGCTCAGCGGCTTGGATGCTTCGATCTGCGCCCATTGGACGGCTTCCCCGCTTGCCTTGGCAAACCGCGCGGCGTCTGTCCAGCCGTTGCAAACGGCGGAATTTGCCTTTCCGAACAAACCTTTGCCACCGGCGAATATGGGATCCATGTACGTCATGGCGTCAGCACCGGGTATGACTTCAGCAGCGCGTCTTGCACGTCTGCCGGAAGCATGGAAAGCGAGTTTGCCAGCGTCGGGTATCGCTGATACCAGCCGACCAGCACGGTCTGCATGAATCCGGTGGTGCCGTTGAAAGTGCCCGTAGCCGCCAGCACCGGCTGGCCGGTTGGGTTGGGACACGGCACCTGCTCCAGGTGCCACAGGTTGTCAAACTGCCACACGTGGATCAGCCGCCAACACTCCTGCTCCAACGTGGCTTGAACGCCCTTGTAGAGCAGCGTGCCAACCTTGTAGGTGCCGTTGAACATCTCCACCGAATTCCGGGTGCCCTGCCTATCACCAAACGTAGCCCAATCGGGTTCCAGTGGGGTGGTAGTGCTATTGCTCCGATCATGCACGTATTCGAGCGTGATGGTTTCGGTTGCGATTGAAAGCGGCTTCGGCGTGCCGTGCAGGTCCAGTTTGGTGCCAGCCATGTCCGTAGGCGGCCAGCTCACCGTTCCGTTGGTCGGGATCGTCGTGTACGTGCGGTACTGCCCGAGCGTGCGGTCTGCGGCAGACTTCGAAACCCGGATGTAGCGCCCCGAGTTGACGTAGGGGTCCAAATGGGTCGTATAGGTCGCCTGCACGGTCCAGGCGTACGGCACCGACGATTCCGGCGTCAGCGTGACCGTGCGGCAAATCATCTGCTTGATCCACGGGTCGCTGTTGTGCAGCGCAGCCGGTGCGCGCGTGGACGGCTTCGGAAGATTGGCATCGCCCAGGACGGTGGCATCACCGGGATAGGCTTCCGAGCTGGAAGGCACCCAGCGCACCAGGTAGGTGCATTGGACCGATGATTCCACGCCCTTCTGCGCGATGCTCCACGAGCGGCTTCCGGCGCGTTCGATGACGGTCACAGGCATTAGCGGCTTCCTTTCAGGCTGTCGCGGATATCGCGGAGCAACTGGGTCTGCTCGCCCATTTCCGATCCGGCCATGCCCCGCCCTGGCGCTTCGTTGGCGTAGGCGTAGTTCTGCGCGTTGAAGAATTCGCCCACCTGCGCTCGACCTGCTTCGGCGGTCTTCATGTACCCGGAGAAATCACCGCTCAGCAGTTGTTCGATACCGAGCAATGCCGTTCCGGCAACTTCACTCGCCATATCCGTGATGGCGCCCATGTTGCCCTTTGCTCGAGCAAATGCACCCATGCCAGCACTGACTGCGCCAGCGTTGCGTTCCATGCGCGCCGCTTCGCCTGCCTTGATATCGGCTTCCGCCTGGGACGTTTGGATGGCCCCAGGAGCCAGCGCCTGCGCAATTCGCACGTTGTCCTGGATGATGGACACGTCGGCCATCATCCGGGCACCGGCTGCCGCCGCTGAATACTTGTTGGCTATGTTGTTGAGTTCGCCAAACCGCTTTTCAACGGCGCTGAACACCTGCTGCAGCGCGGACATTCCCATTTCCGCCATGCTGATGCCAGCGGAAATTGCCGCCGACGTGGACGCACTGGCTGCAGTCTTGTTGAGCTTCTGCAGTTCCTTGTTGGTGGCAGCCACGCCCTTCGTGACGCCACGCGGGTCCACCTCAGCAACAATGACTGCCTTCATCGACTTGTCAGCCATTGACGTCGCTCCTCATCCAGGGGAACAGCTGATACGGGCGCTTGCCCGTCAAGGCGCACGCAATCACCCCGAGCAGGTGTTCGATCCGCTCTCCGTTGGTGAGTTGGTTTGCCAGTCCTGCTTCCATGTGCATCCTCTGCTCCGGGCTGGCTATGCGGAAATGCCGTCTTTCGACGGCTGAGTAGGGCGGGTGGCATTCACCTGGGCAATGAGTGCCCCCGCTATTTCGGCGTCGATTGAGCCGATATCCGTCCCCGGTGCGAACAACGGCGATCCGTCCACGCAACTGCAGCAGGACGCCCACCAGTACGGGTTTGAGCTGGCGTGCAGGACGTCCGCCAGGCGCGGACGCCTGATCATCACGGTGCCGATCACGTCGATTTCGACGGCGCGCGGCGCAGCGGGTGCGATCTTTGCCGGGTCTACGCTCACTGTTCCTCCCACGTGATTTCCCACGTGCCTGCGCCGGTGCCATCGTCGGAAATGACTGCGCTGGTTACCTGGATGGCAATGCTGGTGTACGCCTTGCCGCCCTGGTCGGTATATGCGAAATTCAGGGTAGCGCCGGTGGCATTGACCAACGAGCCGGGGTTGACGTGGGTACGCAGTGCGTCATCGACGGATCCGTCCTGGCGGTACAGCGTCAAGCTGCCCGAGCGGCGCACGCGGCCTGCTGCGCGCTTCATCCGGTAGTCGCCGATCTGCGTCACGTCCAGCGAATCGCGCTCGAAGTTCATCGTTACGGATCGGCACGCCACCGCCGACGTTCCGCTGAAAGTGACTGTTCCACCGTAACCTGCAATGAGTGCCATGATTCAATCCTCCTGGATCAAAAGGGAAAGCGTGATGATGCCGACGCGTTCGGCATCCTGCTGGCCGTCGTCCGGCGTAGCCGTAGAGAATGCCACCTGAAACGACGCCAGCGCAATGCTGCACTGCAGCGTGCCGGTGTAGTTGATTGGGCCAGCGTCAAATTCTGCGACCAAATCGTCAATGAGCGTGCAGACTGCAGCAACTGTGTCAGCCACGCAGGACACTTCGACGCCAACGGTCCAGTGGTTCAGCGCGCCAGCGCCGCGCATTTGCACGGCCATTTCCATCGTGGACACTTCGTAGACGTAGCACGGCGTCGGCGTCGCGGCGGTGCGTAGGCCGCTGCACACGGTATTCCCGGTGCCGTCCAGCACGTCGTAGATGGCCTTGTGAATGTTACTTACCGACATTCTTGGCTCCCAACGCCTTGCGCGCCTGGATGATGATTTGGTCGGCCACGTCCTGCATGGCGCGCGCCAAGTTCGCGTGCGACCACGCCAGGCTGCGATTCGCGCCGGGAACGGCTCGCTTGGCTCCTACGTGGTTAAAACCTTGCTCAAGCAAGTGGTAAACGCGCTGGCGGCCGCGCGCCTTTGCACCGCCCTTGCGCCCGTACTGAACGCCCAGCGCCGCGCGGATGGTGGCCGTGTCCCCGCTTCCAATGCGCTTGGGAGAAGACAACTGCGTGGCAGCTGCAATCGCCTTGCGGTGCGGTGCCTTGCCGCGGTAGGGCGACGATTGCCACTTCTGCCGCAGCGTCTTTACGTACGGCTGCAGTGCCGCCCGAATGGCCTTCTTTCGGATCGACTCCGACAGCGCCCTGGGAAGGCCATTCAGGACGGCTTGGGCAGAGGAGGAATCAGCGGTAAACTTGATCACGGCAGCACCTCCGTGGCTTCGATCTCCAAGCGCCGACGGCGCTGATCGCGGTCCCAGCAGGCGCGCACGTTGAACGTGCGGGTGCTTCCACGATCCGTCATGGTCAACCGGCTGCGGGTGTTGATCGACGGATGCCAGGTCGCCAGGATGCGCCAATCGGTACGCACCGCCGGGCCAAGGTCATCGACCACTTCCATCGTGTTGGCCACTTCCACGTGGCACCACACGGTGCCGATGCTGATCCACGCTTCGTCAGCCTGGCCGAACGCATCCACGGTTCGCACCGGGTTCTGCACCGTCATCGGGATGCGGAGCATCCCGGTTGGAACGTGGCCGGGCACGGCTTACCCGATGCCCTTGCCGAGCATTCGGCAGATGCGGTCCCAGTAGTCGCCAGGCAGCGTCATCGTGTCATCGCCACGGCTTGCTTCCAGCTGAATCGTGCGCTGGAGCAGGGCCATTTCCAGCAGCGGGTTGAGCGTGTTCGTACCGGCTGAAACGGTCAGAATCGCCGGATATTCGGTGCCTTCGGGCATCGTGGCGTACTGAATCCCGTTGATCGTGACCAGCGTCAGCGTTAGCACGTCGTCGCCATTGTCATAGGTGACCTGCGTCACCGGCTGCCGCTCCAGGCGGACCAGCAGCTCTTCGTTGTTCGGTTCGGCAGCGACGTACTGCGTGCGCGTGACGGGATCGACGCACCAGCCGGTACGCATCTCCAGCTCGCGCTTCGCGGCTTCCCACGCGATGCCCAGCGCGGGATCGTCTTCGGTATGTCCCTTGCGAGACCAGTTCCGCACCTTGGCGTAGTCGATGGGCATTGTGATCCCCTAGCGCGGGGTGGGTGGGCGAGCCCACCCACCCCGGCCGGATGAAAGGATCTATCAGGTGAGGGTGATGCGCAGCGCGGCGACGGCCTTCGGCCGGACCACCTTGCTGTTGGTGAACACCATGCCCTGGAACTTGACCAGGCCCGGGGTGGTCACATCATCGCGGAACATATTCACACCGCCCCACTCGCGGATGGCGAACGCTTCGGACACGTTCGCGAACATCAGCGGGATGCTGTTCGTCACTGCTGCCGTCTGACGGCCCGGGGCGTACGGTGCGATGTACACCGGGCGACCCATCAGCGTGAACGGCGCCGCGTTGACGATGCCAGCGTCGGACGACGGCACGAACAGCGGGACGTTCGAACCGCTCGTTGCAACCGCGATCTGCGCGATGGCGTAGTACGCGTCCTGCGACATGATCCACGCGGCCGACGCCCAGTATTCAGCGGGCAGCGTCTTGTATCGCAGCTCGGTGAGGCGCGCCAAGGTAAATGCAGCATCCCAACCTGCACCGCTGGAGTGCGCCGCGCTGTAAGCGGTGCCCAGGCCCTTGAAATTAGCGTTCTGCAGGAACAGGCCGGTGGGCTGATCGCTGCCGCTGCCGATGGTGTAGCCGTACTCCAGGCCACGGGCAATCTGCCGCTGCAGGTTGTCCATGACTTCGGTTTCCACGTCGAAATCCGACTGCCGCACAACCCACTGCGTCAGTTCCGACTTCGGCAGACCGCCGACGGGGTTCATGTTGACTTCGGCCCATGCGCCGTCGATGGCGGTCGCGGTCTTGCTGGACTCGGTGGTCCAGAACGACGACGTAGCCGCGTCGGTCTCCAGGGTGTTGACGCGCATGGTCACGCTGCCCTTGACGCCCGTACGCAGGTCGGCCAGGTTGCGGACGACGGTGTTCCGCTCCAGGTACTTCAGGATCCCGGCTTCGTAGATCTTCGGGACCAGCACGCCGCTGGAGGACGAAGTGTCGATGGCGCGGGTTTCCGGCGCACGGCCACCACGGCACCAGTTGATCCACTGGTCGCGGTATTCGGTCGTGGCGGTCCAATCGGTGTTCCGCTTGTTGCCGTCTTCGACGGCCTTTTCCATCGCGCTGTAGGACGCGAAACGCTCGCGCAGCTGCGCGGCGCGGATCTCGCCATCGAGCTTCTGCAGTTCGTTGGCGACTTCGTGGCCGCGCGCTTCCTGCTCGACGGTCATTTCGGACGCGGTCAGAATCGTGTCCCGCTCGGCGGTGAGCGCCTTGCGCTTCTCATGCATCTCGGAAATCTTCATTTCAAACGCTCCTTAGCCGCAGTTTGAGCCGGTTGATTCCGGCGTTGGTGTTTCGCGCTTCGGCACTCGTCTGCGGATATGCAGCGCCGTCCGCTTCGATAATCGAAATCTCCCGGAGATCGACGGAATGCAGGGTGCGTTCCGATCCATTCCAGGCGTCAGACTTCACGTAGAAACCGAAAGACATCTCCGTCATGACGCCTGCTTCCACCAGCGCGCGCACGTCGCG